GAGGCCACCGTCGATGCCCCCGGCTCGGCCTGGGTGGCCGGCCTGTTCGCCTGGACCGACAGCGAATACGGCTTCTGGGCCTCGCCGTCGAACAAGGAGTTCGTCGGCATCACCGGCACCAGCCGCCCGGTGGAGTTCCTCGATGGCGACGACAGCTGCCGTGCCAACCTGCTGAACAACGCCAACATCGCCACCATCATCCGCGACGACGGCTTCCGCCTGTGGGGCAACCGCACCCTGTCCAGCGACCCGAAATGGGCCTTCGTCACCCGCGTGCGCACCCTGGACATCGTCATGGACGCGATCCTCTATGGCCACAAATGGGCAGTCGACCGCTCCATCACCGCCACCTACGTCAAGGACGTGACCGAAGGCCTGCAGGCCTTCATGCGCGACCTGAAGAACCAGGGCGCGATCATCAACTTCGAAGTCTTCGCCGACCCGGAGCTGAACACCGCCAGCCAGCTGGAGCAGGGCAAGGTGTACTGGAACATCCGCTTCACCGACGTGCCGCCTGCCGAAAACCCCAATTTCCGCGTTGAAGTCACTAACCAGTGGCTGACCGAAGTTCTCGATTCCGCCGCTTAAGGAGCGCATTTACATGGCAATGATTCCCGAAACCCTGGCCAACCTGAACCTGTTCGTCGACGGCGTCAGCTTCCAGGGCGATGTCCCCAGCCTGACCCTGCCCAAACTCACCCTGAAAATGGAAGAGCACCGCCCCGGCGGCATGGACATGCCGGTCGAAATGGACCTGGGCATGGAAAAGCAGGAAGCCGCCTTCACCACCAGCGGCGTGCGCCGCGAAGCGCTGAAGTTCTTCGGCCTGGCCGATGGCAGCGGTTTCAACGGCACCTTCCGCGGTGCCTTCAAAGGCCTCAAGGGCAAGATCACCCCGGTGGTGGTCACCCTGCGCGGCACCTTGAAGGAAATCGACATGGGTGACTGGAAGTCCGGCGACAAGGCCGAGATCAAGCACAGCGTCGGCCTGACCTACTACAAGCTCGAAGTCGATGGCCGCCTGGTCTACGAGATCGACGCCCTGGGCATGAAGCGGGTCATCGATGGCGTCGACCAACTGGCCGCCCAGCGCGCCGCGCTCGGCTTGTAAGGAGGCGACATGGCTCAAGCGAGAAAGCAGCCGCAGTGGCTCACCCTGAGCGCCGAGCGCGTCACCGTGCGCCTGTCGCGCCCAAGCGAAGCCAATGGCGTGCAGGTCGACAGCCTGTCGCTGCGGGCGCCGACCGTGCGCGATATCCGCAACGCCCAGGCCGGTGGCGTGGGCGATGACGAGCAGCGTGAGTTGAACCTGTTCGCCTCCTTGGCCGAAGTCGGCATCAAGGACCTCGAAGGCCTTGCCCTGAAGGATTATGGCCGCCTGCAAAATGGCTATTTTCGCCTGGTGCAGGACGACGAACTTTGACCCGGCCCGGCAGAAGGCCGCCGCCCGGCGGCTGGCCAAGGAGCTGAACTTTTCCGCGAGCGAAATCATGGCCATGTCGTTCAGCGACATGGTCTGGTGGCTCACAGAGTGAAGGGAGAAAAGGATGGCGAGCAGATCAGCGGCAACGGATGCGGCGCAACAGCCACGCTCCGACCCTGAACGTGATCGGGTCGATCTTGCCCAGGTATTCAATCATCAGAACCGCATACTGGGGCGCGTGGTGCAATCGCTGAGGCAAGGATCGCCTCAGTCTACAGAACACGAAACGGCCTACGTGCCTGTGGCCGAGCCTGTCGATGAAACCCCTGGTGAAACCCAGGGGCAGGCCCAGTCAGGCCCTGTTCCTGGAGGGTTTTTGGCAATGGCCGCGAGCAAGGGGCGAGCTGCGCCAGTGGAGCAGGGTGATTACCCGCTGGGCGCTGATGCCACGCCTTCGACCGAACCGGGCCACGGTGCCAGGCAGCGCGGCGCGCAAGCGGTCGGCGCCGCAAGGTCGGCAGCGCGAGAAGGGAGGCTCGATGCGCTGATCAAGGTGGGTACTACCGCCGCGAAGGCTTCGACTGCCCAGGAATGGGGAGAAGGGCTGGGAGGTGCAGTGGGAGGCCTGGCCGGCAGTGCACTTGGCGCGGCCTTGAGCAAGTACACCGGCAAGCATGTCGACTACGGCAAGGTGGTGGGCGGCTTTTACGGCGACAAGGCAGGGGCGGCGCTCGGTAAACGCCTGGCGCCCGATCCCGAGGCGAATGCACCCAGTGAGGGTACTGCGCCCCAGGAGGGCACTGAAACCTCGTCGCCCTTGCTCGGGCAGGATCTGTTGGTGGGTGGAAGCATTGGCGCGGCTGCGCGCATTCATGACGTGGGTAAACAGACTTCAGAGTCGGGTTGGAACAGGCTGAAGGGCTGGTTTGGCAAAGACAGCCCGGCCGCCAATGAACCGTATCCTCTCGGGGCAGATGCAGGGCCGTCGCCCACGGACATCGGCAAGCGCCCGCCGCCTTGGAAGACGGTGGGCGAAGTCATCAAGGCCGAGGGGAAAAATGCCTTGCTGGAGTCGGCCCTGAAAGCGGTACATACCTACGCCACCGCCAAGACAGCCCAGGAGGCTTGGGAAGGTTATGGCGGCGCCGTAGGCGGGCTGGTCGGCTCGATCGCGGGTGGTGTTGCTGGCCGATACATTCCTCCCATCGCCCCCGTCAGTGTGACGGTTGGTGCGGCGCTGGGTGACGAGGGCGGCACCAGGCTCGGAGGATGGATTGCACGCAAACTCGCCGCTGACGAGCGCCCACCCGCTGCAACGGCTCCTTTGCCTGCTGTTTCCCTCCTCGACCCCGCCAAACAGTCCGCCACGCGAATTCCGACGCAACCCTTTTTCGACCTTCAGATCGGGGCGCAAACCGGCAGGCAGCTATTGTCATCGCCTGAGCTGGCGAGGCAGCAGCAGTGGGTTCGGCGCGCTATGCCGCAGGTGTCATTGCTGGACCCGCTCAAGCACTCGCTCACCGCCAAGCCCAAGGCGGAGTTTGTCGATGGCCAGGTCGGTACACGCATCACCCGGCAACTGCTGACACAAGCTGGTTCGGCGCAGCACAAGCCAGCCAGGCAGCAACCGTTGGCGCCCGTGTCGTTGCTTCGGCCCCCTTCACCCGAAGCGCCGAATGAGCCGGCAGAAGACGATCGTCCGCTGCCCATGCGGGTGCCACCGGCGGCAACGGCACTGCCGGAGCCGGGCAGCCCGGCCACTTCCCAGGCCAGCGAGCCGCAGCCGAGCAACCAGCACTTCACCTTCAATACCAACATGCCGGTAACGCTCAATGGCAGCCTGGATGATCCGGCGCTGCTGCAGCGGCTGGAGGCAATGGTGCAACGCACGCTGCAAGAGCTGATCAGTCGCAAGGCGGCTGCCCAGCTTTCCGATCCCATTTACGCCTGAGGAGCTTTCAATGACCTATCTGGAGCAACTCCAGGGCGCCTTGCATGCCCTGGTCAAGGCCGGCGAAGCGGGGCGCCAGCGTGCCGATGCCATGCTCGAGCCGATGACCCAGGCAGTTGGCCATGCCAAGGAGGCGGCCGCCGAACTCGAGGCCCTGCCATGGATCGGCCCGGCCATCGGCAAGCGCCTGCAACGCACGATGCGGGCCATCGACTCGGCCAAGCAGCGCGTCGACAAGGTGATTGCCAAGTACGACCACGCGGTCGATGAGGTGCGCAAGGTGCAGGATCGGGTGGACGCCTTCGCCGAACACCTGGGCAAGGCCGGCGCGGCCATTCGCCGGGTGATCGGCGATGTGCGCTCGGTCGCCAAGGGCGTGCTCACCACCTTTGGCTTCGCGCCCGATGCAACCCCTGCGGCCGAGGCGATCAAACCCTTCGCGCATTTGCTGGTGCTGCAGCCGCTGAAGGCCAATGCCGCGCCGTATTACTTCAACCTCGACACCGCTGCCTTCGACCAGCTGCGCCGGCAAACGCGCTTTCGCTGGGCCGGGCAGGACCGCCTGGGCCGCGAGAGCGCGCAGCAGGCGGTTGGCCTGGGCGAAGAAACCATCAGCATCCGCGGCGCGATCTTCCCCGGCTTCAAGGCCGGGCTGGGCCAGTTGCAGGCGCTGCGCGGCATCGGCCGCCAGCTTCTGCCGCTGTCCTTGACCACAGGCTACGGCGAAGTGCTCGGTACCTGGTGCTTGACCAGCATCGAGGAAGAGCAGGGCGCCTTGCTGGCCGGTGGCATCCCTCGCAAACAAGGCTTCTCACTGGAGTTCGTCAGTTATGGACAAGACCTGCAAAACGTCTGAGGGCGACGTGCTCGATACCCTCTGCCATCACTATTACGGGCACCTCGATGGCAGCGTCGAGGCCGTGCTGCACGCCAACCAGGGGTTGGCCGACGAGGCCCAGCCGTTTCGCAGCGGCGTGACCATCCGCCTGCCCACCCTGGCGCTGGCGGCGGCCAACGTCGTGCAGCTCTGGGACTGATGCCATGCAACCGCTCTTTCGCATCCAGGCCGATGGCCAGGACATTACTGCGTTGATCAACGACCGCCTGTTGCTGCTGCGCACTACCGACAAACCAGGGATGGAGTCGGACGATTTCGAGCTGCGCATCGATGCCCGCGAGGGCAGCGTGGCAGTGCCTGCCCGCGGCGCACAGATCGAGGTGCACCTGGGCTACGCCGGCCAGCCGCTGACCCGGCTGGGGCGTTACACCGTCGATGAAATCGAGTTGTCCGGCCCTCCCGATACCCTGGTGATTCGCGGCAAGGCCAGCGACTTGCGTGGCAGTGGCAGGACCGTGCGCAGCGGCAGCTGGGAGGCTGTGCCGCTACAACGCATCGTTGCCGAAATTGGCGCGCGCAATGGCTGGCAAGCGCTCTGCCCGGTGCTGGCCCAGGTGCCGCGCGTCGATCAGTACAACGAATCGGATTTCAATTTCATCACCCGCCTGGCCCGCCAGTACGACTGCACCGCCAAACTTGCCAATGGCCAGCTGCTGGTGCTGCCGCGCCAGGGTGGGCAGAGCGCCAGCGGCAAACCGCTGGCGGTGGTCGGCATTGCCCGCGACGAGGTCAGCCAGTGGCATTTTCGCCTGGACGACAAGGCGGTGCGTCAAGCCGTGCGTACCCGCCATCAAGACCCGGCCAGTGGTGAGTCGAAGGCCGTCGAGCTGGCCAACGAGGAGGCCGCGCAAGAGCCGCGGCCGGTGCATACCGATCGCCATCTGTACCCCAACCGCGCGGCCGCCGAGCAGGCCGCCAGGGCGCGACTGGCCAGCTTCAATCGCGATACCGCCAGCGTGCGCCTCGACCTGCCTGGGCGCACCGACCTGTTTGCCGAACGCAGCATCGACCTGCGTGGGTTTGTCGATGGCCTGGACGGGCAGTATCAGGTCGACTCGGTGGAGCAGGTGTTCACCCGCTCGGGCTGGCGCACCACGGTACAGGGTAATGGCGGCAAGGCAGGTAAATCGAAGGCCAAGGGCGCGGCGCCTCGTCGAGGGGCGGCGACCAAGGCCTGAGGGTCGATTCACCCAAGGAGGACAGACATGCTTACAGAAGCGCAATTG